CGGTAGCGAGCACCACCTCTGTCTCATCACCTTAACCAGACCAATGCCAGTAAGTTTATTCAGTCACACCCATTGTTGCGTCCAACAAATATATTATAGCATAAAAAAAGAGGGTGTCAACACCCTCTTTAAAAGATAAGCAATATTGCCTATTACATTAGGTTTGCAACCTGTACTCTTCTGTAGTACTTATTGCTGTTAGCAGTAAGTGCACCAGAACCTTGAGTAAGTCCCTGAGCGAATGGGTTAGATACCATACCGTAACGAGTCTTGAAACCAATTTTTGGTTGGAAGGTGTTAGGGTTGATTGCTCTAACTTGCTGTAATGGAACGTAAGGACAGTAGAATAATCCTGCGTCATAAGGTGATGTACCTTTGTATCCAGTAACATAGAAGTGCTTGTCTGCTACGTTTGCTGAATATGGGTCAACATAAACCTTGATGCGTCCGTTAAGTGTACCAACAAGAGTTGATGAAGTATCGTCTACACCAGTTAGAGGGTTGTTACCCTGTAGTCCTGGAGCGTAGTCTAGAACTCCTGCCATACCTAGAGCAGATGCAACGTCTGCAGAGCAGATCATGATGTTGCCCTTCCCGCGACGAGTTTCCTGTCCGATAGCGTTAGCGTCTCTTTCAATCTGGAATAATAGTCCCTTGAACTTCTCAACTGACCATCTACCATTTGAGTCAACGTCTAGGTCGAAGATACCTGCTGTTGCAGTATTGTTCTGTGCACCTTTAACAGCGTTTGTGTAGATTGTTCTAACAACTTCTCTGTTAATTTCAGCAAGGATTTCTGTTGACAGAATGTTTGACAACTCTTGCTCGGCATCTAGACCATGAATCGCTTTCAAGTCCTGAGCAAGCTCTATGCTGTACTCTGCCTTTAGTGCTCTTGCCTTCGCTGTAACGGTAACTTTCTCGATTGAGAAACCCATTTCTCTGAAAGCAGTGTTAGTAGCACTGTCATCTAACGCTTCAACAGTTGATGTTGACATACCTGCAGCGTCACCAGTCTGCTCATAAGTACCTGCAGAGGCATCGTTAAGAACAGCAGGGTTGTTACCTTCTGCGTCGTTGTTTGCTGAACTTGAGGCACCTGGATCGTAGGATGTACCTGCGCCACCAGAGAAACCTGCGTTTGGTTCGTTGAAGAATGCTTCATCGTAACCTGATGCGTTAGGATCTCTTTCGGAACCGTAGTTAGTTCTCATTGCAAAGATAAGTCCTGTAGGACCTGTCATTGGTTGAACACCTGCAATGTCATATGCAATAAGCATAGGCATTGATCTTCTGATCAATGAAATTAGAACAGGGTCGAAACCTGCAACTGGACCTGTTGCTGTAGAAGCACCAGTGTATCCTGTTGTTTGTAGAGTCTCAGAAAGGATTTGACCTTCTTCGATCTGTGCTTTTTCTTGGTTTTCTAAGAGTTGTGCAACAACACCTTTCTTGTAATTGTCACCGATCTCAGGGAGAGCGTCGTGATTCAGAACGGGTGCCCACTTCTCTTGTAGTTTTTGTACAGTCATTTGTACCGTTATCTCCTTTTGAAGTAGTAATTTTGTTTAATTATTTGGACCAACGAGCGATTGCATCAACGTATTTCGACATTGTGCCACTTGTTGTAGATTCGACTAGAGGTGCAGATCCTTCTTCGGTGGGTTCCTTCGCTGACTCAGCGATCTCAGCCTTCCTAGTGAAGTATGATTCCTTAATCGTTTCGACTTTCTTACGGAAGTCTTCTTCATTTTCAAACTCAACACCCTCTGCTAATGATGCTAACTTCTCCTTTTGGGTTTCTGCTAGTCCAGTAGCGCATTCGTTCACGATTTCCATTTTAACAAACTCTCCAATTCTCTTGTTCAAAGATACATTGGTTTCGACTGTTTCGTTGAGTTTCTTTTCCATTTCATCTAACTCTCCAACCATACCGTCAAGTAGATTGAATTTTTCCTCAGGCACACTGAAGTTGTGCTCTAAGAAAAGCTCTTTTAGACCGTTGAAGAATGATTCACTCATCTCAGTCTTAATACCGTGCTCGACTTGGAGACTATTCTCTTTCATCCAAGTGTCTGCAGCATAAGATAAGTAGTCATCAACCTTCTCGGCTAATTCTGTTTTGATTTTCTCTACCTCTTCGGTTAGAGATTCTTCAAATGCTTCTTGCAACGCTTTTACTTCGTTGTTCACTTTTTCTGTGACCACTGCCTCGAAGATCGTTACTGCTTTTGCTCTGAATTCCTCTGAGAGGTCTTCACCAGAGACAAGAGCGTCAACATCTTGAGTAAAGTCGTACTTGGTTTCAGTGATTGCTTCTTCTTCATTTTCTGCGTCCTCCATTTTAGCGGATGCTGCACTAGGTTTGGTGGATAAAGATTTAGATCCTTCGTGTTTTACTGCACCTGCAGCAGAAGCACCTGCATTCTTCGTTCCTTTCGCACCTTCCATGGAATCAGTGTCAACAGAGATAACTTTCGCAGCACCACCTTTCGATGTATCGATTGGTTCGCCTGGTTTTGCATCTTTGTTAACCGCAGTTTTAGATTGGGTAGTGCCTTCGGTCACTTCTTCCATATCATCAAGATTTTTTTCGAGGGTCTCAGCCATTGTTTGAACTCCGTTTTGCTTTAAGCGTTGTCTGTATTTATTTATAAATCAAAGACTCTTTAAAAACTTCTCAAACGCGGAAACTTTGCGTTCTTGTAAGTTTATCAGAGTTGCTTGATCTATTTCGTCTTTGATTTGTGCAACAGCAGACTCTTTAAGTATGCCATTATCCCAAATCCATTCTTTTCCTTCCATGATACCATCCACAAATGCGTCAGGTGCTGAAGGATCTGCAACAATATCTGCTGCAGTTGCGAGCATAAAGTCATCCATAACGACATTACAGTTCTCTTCCTTACGGATTGAACCCATGCCACGGGATGATACTCCTAGTTTTACGCCCTCGTCTAGCAGTGACTTGGCGATTTTACCTGATGGTGTATCAAGTAACTTTGCTTTACCAACAAAGTTGTTACCTTCTTCTTTCAAAGAAAGAATCTTATGTGAAACACGATCAAGGTTGATAGACGGACCATCAGGATGTCCTAATTCTCCAAGGGCACGCCCCTTTTGAATGTAGTTCTCGCTGTATTTAGCGACTTCGTTCTGTAAAGTCTTGAATGGATACATTCTGTTATTGCGGTTTTTGATTTCCGCTTGCAAGAATACACCTTCAATGAAGTAATTCTTCTTGCCATCTTTCTCTTCAGCGAGAAAGTCAACATTTGTAATCTCTTCAGCTATCAGTCTCATCTTTTGGTTCCTCTATTGGTTCTTGTTCAGCAGTTGGTGGATCGATTGAAGAAGGTGCTGTGTCAACAGGTTCTTCTTCTGAGGTTTCAACATTACCTTGTGTTGGTTCTGGTGGTGCCTCAGTACCGTCAGGTAGATTATCTGCAACTTCATCTGCAGCATCTTGTGCGGTATCATCCAACTCAAATCCCATAGTTTTAGCAAACTCAAGTTTTCTTGCTTGGATTGCGTCGTATGCAGCAGCAGATAAGGCATCGTTTACCGAATCAACTGCTTTTGCTTTTTCGTCACCAAAGATTTGGTTGACGATTTGTTGTGCAATTTCGCTAGGCATAATAACTCCTACTGTATACTATTTAGCATTTAGATCTCCCCTCTGCGTGCATCGCTCGGATCTGGTTGCGGAACTTCCTCTTGGGGTGCTCCTCCTGCCTCCTCTGGAGGGGCAGCATTAGGATCCATAGAAGGATCCATTTCTGCTGAAGGATCAGGTATAACACCAGATTCCATCTCAGATTCAATCTGTTTGTCAATTTCCTTTTGCTCCTGTGCTGTTTGCTTGAGAACTTGTGTTCGTATATACTCAACTGAGAAGTATTTACCAACATAAGGATCCATTACGTTTACCTGATTCATTCTTTCATTACGGATCTCAATCTCCTTGAGTTCTGTAAAGTAGTTATCAGCAATGTAATCATATTGGATATGTTCTTTCATATCCTCCCACTCTTCAATGGTGATAACACCTTTTAGAATGAGTTGTGTTTTTAAGAGATCATGGAATAGTTCCGAGAATCTCTTGCGGAGACGTGCGATGAACTTCTGGAACTTTACTTCGTCCCTAGTAATCTCAGCAGCACGACCAATGTTAAAGGTAGTTTCTGTTTCTAACCTTGAGCTTGGAACGTTGAGTGCCTTGTATAACTTCTTCTGGAAGTATTTGACGTCCTCAAGTTCTCCAAGATTTTGTCCACCTGGAAGCGTAGTGATCTCAGTGCCTCTCCCGCCTTCTCTTCTGGGTAACCAGAAGTCTTCGAGCATGGACATGAATTTTTTGTCATCTTTGATTTCTCCAGTGTTGGCATCATAGACTAACTTGTTTCTGTACCTACCCATAACTTCACGAAGGTATTGCTCCGCTTTGTTCTTAGGTAAGTTACCAACGTCGATATAAAATATACGACGTTCTGGTGCTCTACTCAGTCGGTAGATAACCAGAGAGTCTTCGATCATACGGAGTTGATTAACTGCCTTGATCGCTTTGTGTAGGTGCGAAAGCACCATGTTTTTATTGAGATCCTGTATACCAGAATGACAATAAGTGATAGAATCAGGTGCAATTTTGATTCCCTGATTACTTGCATTACGCAATCCTTTTGCATTGTATAGGTAATACGATGCAGAAGATGTCATTAACTGTTGATTTAGATCTACTTTACCTTGTAACTGTTGCGGTTTCTTCGCTTCATACTCAGTAACTTTACGGATCTTACGAGGATCTATATACCTTATTTCGTTTAAACCTGCTGACGGATTAGCGGGATCGATTACTTTATGGTAAAATAATCTACCGTCAACATACCAACGACGGAAGATTTCGTACGATCTGTTTTCAAAGTCAAGCAGACGGAGTATTTCATCAAACTCCTCCCGCATTAACTTCTTAATTTTATCCGATACTTTGAGATTAGATAACTCTAATTCGACTGGTACGTCATCAAAGTTACCACATATCGTTTCATTAACGACATCATCTACTGCACTGTCACATTCTGGTTGGAGAACCATCTCACGATAACGTGTGATTAGTTCATATTCATTACGAATAGTCCCATCAAAATCAACAGAATACCCATAGTACCCGCCACCGACAATCGGTTGCGAGCCATCCATACTATCCTTCTGAACAAAAGAAGGTCCCTTAGGAACCTTCTTTGCTCTCTGGAGTGAAAATCCGAAGAGTTGAGACATTTTATACTATAGTCTTATTGGTCCTACCTTATTTAGGTAGTTTCTGAAACGTTATTTTCCAGGTCCTCTGAGAGAAACTTCCCAGTATTGTACTTGCATCTCTACAGTGAACTCTTCGATTGCGTCATTACTTCCGAAATCTAGATCAATAGCGGAGATGTTTGTTGGGAATACATCTACAAATCTATATCCTCTTAGTTCTTTATGAGGTATACCTTTAGCACTATCACTTGTACCACCTGCGGATGGTGTTGTCTTACCACCAGTGTTTCTATCTAGTTGTACCACAAACATATCAGCAAAATAGTTATTAATGTTGATACCAGATGTAGTTACGTTCTGACTGTATGCTTGGATAGATTCAGTCCACTTCTCAAAACCATCTCTTAGTTTGAAGTTCTTATCGTTCATCACAGTGATTGTCCAAGGTTCAAAGGTGCGATCTCCCGCAATCTTTAAAACTCTTCCTCTGTAAGGAACTTCGATTGTGCCTAACTGTGTGGCAGGTAGGTTTGCTGCCTTAACTGTAAACTTACCTAGGTCAGTAAGTGCAGTTCCATTTGCTACACTGACTTCTGGGAAGTTCAAAGTACACTCAAACAGATTAGGTCTTGCGAAATCTGTAGCGACTTTTGATTTAAATTCTGAAATACTTGACATGTTAAAATCTCAATAAAATACGCCTTGTCCTATTATTTAGAACAAAGCGTATTTTCAGAGCTTTTTATTTACGTTTTAGTTAGCAACTTCCGTGAATGCGACGCCAGTTCTGGTAGCAACGAAGGTTAGTGTAATGTAGTTAATAGTTCTTGTTGGTTTAACATAGATCTCAGCATTAAACTCTCCTCTGTCTACTGACTCAGGTGGGTTATTGCTCTCATCACACTTGACTAAGAAGTCTGTAACTCCTCTACGTCCTTGTACGTCACGGAGATATGGTTCGACAATGTTAAGGAAGAATCCTCTTTGTGTCTCATCATTCTGCTCGAAGAGTTGTGCCTTAGCAGCACCTGAGATAACTCTTTCGATTGTTAGGAATAGACGTCTTACATTGATTCTATCGAATGCGGATGCAAATCCTTGAGCAGTCTTATCACCGAATAATACGATACCCTGACCTGGGAATGATACGATTGGGTTAACCCTTGCAGAATATAGTCTGTCACGCTGTGTCTTATTAGGTGTGTATGCTAGTTTGATAGCATTTCTAATAACACCACGTTGGAAACCTGCAGGTGAGAACCATGGTTCTGAAACCTCAGTTGTCTGTAAGCATAAACCTGCGATGTCACCGTTACATGGAACGTATCTGTATACATCGTTGTACTTATCATAGATGTACTTGTATCCAGAATCAAATACCATATAGTTACTTGAAGGTAACTGATCGAAGAATGCGATTAGGTTGTCTGTTTGTGTTGCTGCACTTGATACACCGATTAAGTTTCCTCTTCTTGGTGATACAAATAACATACAGTCTCTTCTTTCTTCAACAATACTTACTAGTGCTGTGATCTTAGCAAGTGCTGCTGCATCATCTGCACCAGAAGGACCAGTAAGAATGAAGTCAATTGTTTGTGACTCAGGATCTTCTAGTAGACTGTATGCTGTAGTTACATCACCTTGAGCAACTGTGTACTCTCCAGATCCAATTGCATAGTCAGCACCATTTACTAATCTATAGTAGAATGTTGCATTTCCTTTTGAAGCAACTGTGGTTGCACCTGCAGGATAGTCAGTAGAACCTGCTGCACTTAGGAATAGGTCGAAGGATACA